GGCATCAACTGGGCAGCCAAACCGGCAACCATACCAATAATCTGGCCGAACACTGGCGCCAACCGTGCCACCAGCCCGGCAACCAAACCAAACAGCGGCTGCACAGCGGCCATAATCTGGCCCAAAGCCTGGCCAACCACAGCCACAAGCTGCATCACCGCGGCACGGAACTGGGCGTTAGTGGCAAACATGGCCGCAAACAGCCCGATCACAATACCAACAGGGCCACCCAGGGCACGAAACACGCCGCCAAGCCCCCCGGCGGCACCCTTCAAAGCACCAAACGACGGCAACAGATTCTTCAACGACACCGCCAACGGGGCAAACCCCGCGACAAGCTTCCCAACACCCGCAGCCACAACACCAAACACTGCTGTGCCGCCAGCAAACATGGCACCCAAATTCACTTTAGGGACAGGCAAATGCAGTCTCGCAAAAATGCCCTTCAACTGCTCCACCTTGGCGCGCATCTGTGCATTCATTCGAGTGATCATAGCCGGCATACGGTTAATCCACGCCAAAATAGACGGCATCATACGCTGAATACCAGCATCGACGGCAGCAAACATCGGCTTCACAGAATCCGTCACCGACTTGATAACCGGATTCAACGCAACAAAAATCTGCCGCAGGCCGTTAAGAAACGGCGCCATAGCCGTAGCACCAAGATAACCCAGGGCACCCTTAACATTCTTCATAGCGCCCTCAAACGTCTTACCAGACGCCTGCGCCGCACCACCCATGCCAAGCTTCATCGCAGCCGCAAACGTGGCAAAATCAATCTGCCCCTTCGACACCATCTGCGACACCTCAGCAGACGTCTTACCCGTCTGCCTGGCAAGCAAAGACAGCACAGGAACACCCGCCATAGTAAGCTGCAACATGTCATCGCCCTGCAACTTACCGCGAGCCATCACAGACGTAAAAATAGCGCCCGTATCCTGAAACGACTTACCCGAAATATAAGACACATCGGCGACAGTCTTCAACACATCCGTCATCTGCCCGCCAGACTTCACACCCGAAGCAGACAACGCCGCCGCAGTAGAAGCCGCATCACCCAACGCATACGACGTACCAGTAACAGCCTCAATAGCCGAATTCATAATCGAAGACGTGTCCGAAGACGTATGACCCAAACCAGTCAACTTCGCTTGGGCCTCATCAATAGCCATAGCGCGAGCAATACCGCCACCAATAGTCACATCATAAATCGACTTGAGACCCTTCTTAGCAACATTGATAGCTCCCACCATTGCGGCGCCACCAAGAGCCAACTTCATGCCCTTAGCAAACAAGCTACCCGAACGCTGACCCTCCGCAGGCATAACCCCAGAAAGCTGTTTACCAACATCAGACTTCAAACCGGGCATCTTCGTATACAACGACACATATGCGGAAGCAATCTCACCAGACATACACTATTCACCCCATAATATTAATCTCGCGAGACACCCCGCCACCGGCACGAACACGCGCCAAAATATCGTCCACCTGCCCAGACGTAAACCGGGCCCTACGCTCATCCGTAGGCCTCGCCACAGGCTCCGGCTGCCCCTCACTATTAGCAGACCTGTAATGATCCAACATGTCCAGCACAGCCCACTCGCACCACTCAAACGGGCGCTGCCAACCATTCAGGTGGGCCGCCAACTGGCTAGACGTATCGGTACACAACACGCCAGCCAGCCGGACAGCCTCACCCCAACACATCTGCGGGCCACCAACACTATAAACAGAAACACCAAATTTAGTGCGGAAATCGTATTCGATGGCCCCACGATAATCATCAATCAGGCCGTGGAGCCAAACTATTCCCCCAGGGAAGCCCCTTTACCGCCAGGCTTGTATTCCATCCACTGGCGGAAAATCTCGGCCACACGCACCATAGGAAGCCCCTCCAGAGCCTCCACAGCGTCAGCCGGGGCGGCAGCCTCCAACATAGAAAACATCACCTCAACCTGGGCGAAATCCGCAGACTCCCCCGACTGGGCAATCCTAGCGGCACGACGGAAAACGCGGGCAGGAACAGCCTGAGCCGTCTCCTCCGCATCCGCCAACACCCAGCTATGGTCACCGATCTTTAATGTGTAACCTGTGCCACTCATCTATCAACAAACCCCTAAAATCGTGTATCAGTTCTCAGACGGCGGATTAGGATCCGGCTTCGGCGAAGGAGGAGGCGTCGGAGGAGTATCAGCTTTTAAAGCCGTCATCCACCCCCGACCCGACACCGCATCACCCTTCTTATTAATCTGGGCAGGATACGCCTTCAACGTCACACCATACCCATACACCTCGCCATTCTTACCCTTAATCTCGTCACGATCGATCAACTCGACCTCAGGGAAATAGTAGCGAATAACCTGATCGCCATCAATAATATCCATCAGTAAAGCGTGCACACCAGTGGTGGCGCCTGGTGAAATATCAAACGAACCAGAATCGGATCCGGCAGTAACCTTCGACTGCCAAAACAGTTCGATAACCTCCTTCTTAGACTCGATCAGCTGGAAAGAAATCTCGATAGACGACTCCGTGGCCACAGTGCGAACAACATCCGCATTCTGCCAAGCCTTCAAATCATCCGTTTTACGCTCAGGCTTAATCTTAAACCCGTCATCAGACAGGTACCCTAAAGCAGTCAGCCCATCAGGAACCGTCTTCACACCATCAATAGTGTCACCGGCATGAGCTTTACCAATATAGACGTCACCCGTAACAGCAGAGCGAACATTAGACGCTGTACGTGTTCCAGCCATCATAACCCCCAAAAAACAATATCAAACAAAAAACAAACAACAATATCAAAACAAAACGTTTACTCGGATTCGACAGGCCTACATATCAGCTCAAAAAGCGAATACACATCAAAACGTGCACCATCAACCAAAAGATCAGGACCCGTAGAACGTCGGCAAAACACCACCGGGCCACCATCAACACCATCAGCCAGCACAGCCTCCACACGGCGTGCCAAAGACATAGCCCTATCCGGAGTATCCGAAAACACGTTCACCCGCAAAAACACTCGCTCACGAACATGCAACTGCGGGCCACCATCAAGAGCCAACCAAATAAGGTCACCCTCAAAGCTATCCGGCACTGTCCCGGTGCATGGTATATCAGACAGCCAGCCATCATCCTTGAGGACGCGTTTAGCCCACTTCCTGGGGTCATCGTAGACGATCACGACGCAGCCCCAATCGACCTCGCCAACGTGCCATGCTTCGCCTCAATACGCTTCCCACCCTTATATGTGGTGCCAATCCTGGCGACAGCCTCGACACGGTGAACCTGCACCTCAGACGACAAGCCAGCACGATACTGGGCCTTATCGAAAGCATTACCGCCCACATTCGCTGAGGCCGCATGCTTGACACGCTCGCCACGCTCAGCCAACATGCCCTGCACACCAGAAGACTTCAACACCTCACGAATACCCGGCAAGTTCAGCTTCACATTCACATCCTGAGCCACAATCTATCAGCCCTTCTTGCGCTTCACATTGATCTGCGTACCAGCATTCCAGCCAGACATGGGGTGATGCCACACGATAGGAGACCCGTCAGCCTCCCACACAACGCCCCGGATACGCCACCTGCAACGATAATCGGCACCCACAACAGGCTGCTTGAAAAGCATCGACCAATGCTCATCGTCAGAGTCACGGCCTGCCGCCTCATCCTCCTGCGAAACGGAAGCATAGATGGCCACGTTATGGTACACAGTCTCGACAGGCTTAGACCAGTCTTCCACCTTGTCTCCAAGATCATCGACACGAACAGTCGGTTGAAGCATCACAACCGTTTCACCATAAGGAAAACTGGTCATATCATATCTCCCACAAAGGGCCATCGTAGCCGTTAATATCAGATCCGCACGAGCAACCCTCACCCCACACCGTGGAACACACCTCAGAATGTGCATATCTACTATTAATGGTGGGTGTGATAGTGAACGCTTTACCAGCCCCACTATTCCCTTCACATAGCTTCTTCAACGCGGCAATCTCAGAAGGCCACAACAAATTCGTGGGAGTATTAGACCGTGTAGTCTGGGCGAAAGGGCCCGCAGACTCATACTGCACCTGACCCGACACGCCAGTATCATTCCAGCGCAACAAAGCCCTACGCAGAATAGCCTTAGCGGCATCCTTGTATTTGAAATCCGGTTTAGCGATACAGGGGGCGACACTGACAGCCACAGCCTCCACATCGGCAATCATCGCCTCAAGCTTCTCTCTAGGAATATCGGCGAAAGGCTCAATATCCTCAGGCTTCAAAATGATACCCATCAACACCACCCCCTGCACACAGCATAAACATTATCGCAACAAATGAATCAGTTACCAGCCGGCGGATTAGGCTTCGGGGCAGCCTTCTCCTTCACAACAGCAAACGAATCAAGCGACTCAATCGCAACATACAGCACAGCCTCGGCACGAACCATAACCTCATTATGGCCCTTCAAGTCACGCCCCGTCTGATCCGGGTCACCATACTCGATCAGCTCAATCGGGAAGTTACGCTGGAACCCCCAATGAACACGAGAGAAATCACCCACAATAGCCTTAACACCAGAAGCAGGCGACATCTCCGGGGCACCCGAAACAGTCGAAGAAGCACCAACATTCAGCCCACGCCAATTATCCAGGCCGGCAAACCCGGCGGCAGGATACATAGGCTGACCGGCAAGCGGAGACCCCTTCGGATACACCTCAGTAGACAGAGCAAACGAGAACGCCGGATCCAAAGCAACACCATTAGGAACCTGCAAACCAGCACCAGCAATCAGACCAACAGCCTTAACAAGATCAGCCGTAGCGGAATCGGTGGCATCAACCGTCTTATTCGTCTTATCCAGCGACACCTTGACCGCCGCAGCAGGCTTACCCGTAGCAGGATCAATACCATGGAAAGCAATCAGATCAACAGCGCGACCAATCGAAGCACCAAGAGCAGGCGAAATCAGATCCTGCAGTACACCCAAACGGTAATCAGCGTCAGCCCACATAAACTCGTCGCTCACGCGCTGCTGAGTCACAACCTTGATAGGCTGCGCAGTAAACGCAGAAACATCAACGCTAGCGGAAGGCTTAACCTCGCCCTCGCCAACAATCTTAGCGCGCGGAACACCACTAAAAACGGCGCCCTTAACAGGCCCGAAAATAGTCGGCTGCTCCGGTGACAGTTTAGCAAGAACACCAGAATCGATAGCACGGTCACGAACCGCACCAATCATAGAACCAGGAAGCTCAAGCTTCCCTGCAGAAAGAAAATCGTCAGCCATGATAAATCATCTCCTAGAATTATTGACAAGAGCATCCACAAACGCGACACCCTCACGTCGTTTAACATCATCAACGGGGGCACTCCCCGCAAGACGGCGCACACCCGCGCCACCACCACTACTATGGTCGATCAAACCCTTCAAAGCCTTAGCAGACTCGGCAAGCGACTCCTTATCGCTACCGTGAAGAAAAGCGATCGCATCACCCGACAGGCCACACTCGGCAGCCACCTCGCGCTTCACACCCTCAAGAACAAACCCGTTAATCCGGTCTTCGAGTTCCTCATTCTTGCGGCGAAGATCATCAATCACAGACCCCGCATCACCATCCGAGGCGCGAAGCTTCTCCAACTCGGCGAAATTACTTTTAGCACGAGACTCCCACTTACGGGCCTCAGCCTTCCAATCCGTGCCAGAAGAAGACTCCTCCTTCACGGAAACATCACCGGCATGATCATCGCCGGCAGCCTGCCTATCCTTCACAACATCAACAATGTCTCCACCCTTTCCGGGCTCAACAGCATAATTGTCAACATTCTGTTCTTCAACACTCTGATCGGCCATAGCCTAACCTATACTCCTTGCGGAAAACAACACAACATTGTTGACCCCCGTGCGGGAGACAACCCTGTGCACCGATAACCGGCGGCACACAACCGGAAACCATCATCTCATGTCGCCAACAGTACGCATAGCCTTCAAAATATTGCCAGGCGACTGTTGCAAACCATGATCATCAACCCACTCACGGGCCTTCTCATACGTCCTCTGATATGCGGCATCAGCCCTATTTGGTTCCCAAGGGCCAACAACCTCAACCACCGTACAACCACAATGATCATGATACTTCGAACCAAACGGGCGCTTACCACCACGCTTATGACGCCGCGTATGACCAGTAGTAAGCGCCCGTTCTTTGGTCGTATAATCCGACCTCGTAGCCAACATGGCACAAAAAGCACACGGATCACCATCAGTCACCCGACGCCACGACCTACCCTGCGCACCCGCCGACCACTCAACCGTGTCACGACCAGCATTCATAACAGCCCGATCAAAACCCGCAGCCATAGCATCAATCGTGTCATTCGCCCTATCCGGGTCACTCTTAAGAATCTTCATAGTCGAAAACGACCTCGCCAACGCGGCGGCAGCATCAAACTCGTCATACACGATCAAACCAGGATCCACACCATTCAACCGGCGAAAATCCGACACAAACCTGGCAGCCAACGATGCTGAACCATCATGGCCGGCACGCTCCAACTCCACACACAGACGCACATACTGTGTGTCACTCATCTTCCCAGAACGCCACAAACGGCCAAGCTCAGAATAATACCCAGCGTATTTCCCGGCAAACCTGACCGCCTCACGCTGATACTCAGTCGCCGCAAGCCTCGCCTCAACCCCCGAAGCCATCGCCTATCATACCTCGTTAGTTTGACGGGAAATAGCCCCAGCCAGTGCCGCCAACGGGTCAGACGACTCAGCACGATGACGCATCACAGCCTCAACCTGCACATCATCAAGCCCCAACATCTCCAACACCGTCCGAGAATCCGCGGGCAAAATACCGGCACCCACAAGCTTCGTCACAGCATCAGCCGTAGCCGCCCGAGTCGGCGTCGAAGCATCACGCCAACGCAAACCCACATCACCAAAAAACGCGGCCTCATCAACACTCGAATCCAACGCCCGGGCAGCCAGGAAACCAACCGACAACCAGCCCTGACCAAACGACGTCTGCCTGCGCTCAGCACGCTTCACAAGCCGAGACTCCTCAGCCGCCAAAGCCTCACCACTAGGCGGGTTAGACGTGATAAACCCGAAATAGCGTTCCGGAACAGCCGCCTCACCCGCAGTCAACTGCGCCAACAAACGCATCTGATCCGAATACGGTGTAGGCGAATTCACAGGAAACGACCCCACATTCGGAGTGTCACCATCATCATCCTTATCCACAGCCCACACAGAAGCCATCGACAGGACCCAGCCAGGCTGCGAAAACTCATCCGCGCTCACGCCAGTCACCCAACGCTGAGGATAAGCATAAAAATCACGATTCACAGACTGCCCCAACAGTGTGCGCACAGCCTCATCCGTGTAAGCCCTAATCGACCGAGTGATCTCCGAACGGCCATCAATCCTCGACGTACGGCGACGATTCACAACAGGCACCAACGGAACCGCACCCAACACATTCTCAATACGGCCCGTCTCAACCCACTCACGAGACCCCCGCCGCTCCACCTGAACAATCACATCCGGAAGCAACAACTCCGCCTCAACAACCTCAGGATCACACGTCTGCTGCACCACAAGGCCAGCATCCAAACGAGACCCGTCAGCCGAAAACTTGCCCGTACAATTCTTTGGTGACTGCGGACGAACCGACACCGTACCATCACCCTGGGGAATAATAGCCACAAACGACAACCCAAAAATTAGTGCATCAAGGTGGACGTCACACGACGCCGTAGCAAGCCGATTCGCAGCATACACACCATCCAGGCCGTAACCGTCACCATTAGTCCAGCCAAGCCAATCCAGACGCTCCTCCAAAGCATCCACCGCAATCCCAGGCCACGACACCACCGTCTGCACACGCTGCAACTCCGGAGGAATAGCAACCCCCAAATCACGCACCCGATTAGAGCCCTCATAGTAGCCCTCAATGCGACAATGCCACGAAGACAACCTTTGAATACGATCGTACATGCCCTCAATCAAAGCCAACTCATCCGAGTTCATACCACAGACACCCGCTTCCTACCAGACCGTTCACGCCGCTTCGCTTTCGCCATCTTCGCACCAAGATACGCCAACGACACAGCCTCCAAAGGAACCTCACTGCCGTCCTTAAACGAGGAACCCCAACCCCACGCAGAACCCTTCTTCTTCTGCACAGCCGACCTCACAGCAATATCCAACATGTCACGCCTCGAATCGGCACGAGGATGAGACACAACACCCGAACGAACACCCTCCAAAAACGCTTGACACGCCTCCACATACACCCCAGTATCGGCAACCACCACGCCACGACCCGGAACACCACGATCCATCAACGCCTTCTGCAACAACACCGCACCAGACCCGGCAACCATGATCTTTTCAGTGTCACCCCAACGAACCGCCAACCAATCAGCCAGCTGGCCCACACCATCAACAATCGCCCCCGACAGGCCATCAATAACCTCAACATGAACACCAGCATCAGTCCTGCCAGCACCAGCCAACGCGACACGATCCCCCGAACGAGAAAACGAGACACCAAAAACCTTCCCGCCAACCAGACTCGCCTCAACCACAGCAGACTGGACCCACTTATCCGCCGGTATAACCGACGAAGCAGACTGGCCACGATCCCACCAGCCAAGCCGCTCCCGAGCAAACCCGGCAGAAGACATCGACTCATGCTCATCCGACACAGTCCCAAAATTCAGACGACGCCCCAATGCAGGATTCGTATCCCCCGCCAACTTCCGCCACTGCCGCGACACATCATCCGGATCAGACTCGTCAGGAATCGAAAACTCCGTCCACGCAATCCTCTTACCTCCACCAAGCGCCTGCCCGCGAAGACGCAACACCACAGACCCGTCAGCCAACGGCCCAGGCGGCGTACCCAAAAAAATCTGCTGAGGATCACCAGACGGGGCAGCGCTCACGGTAGGAAGCAAAGCCTCCAACTGCTCATCCGACAACTCCTGAGCCTCATCACACACCAAATCATCAACCGTAAACCCGCGAGCCGAACCCCGGCTACGGGCCACAAACTCGACAGAACCCCAACCCGGACAACCACACTTCTTCTCAAACGTGGCACAATCCGGATGATGCAACACAATAGCCTCCTGACCATTCGTCGCACGAATCGACTTCACCATACGATACAAGTCAGGAAACTGCCGCTCATTCTCAAAAAACGACCTCAACCGCATAAACGCCTTACGAGCCGACTTCAACTCGTGAGCCGTATGCAAAATACGACGACCCTGAATAGTCGCCTTAAACAACTCCACAATCTCCAAAATAGCATTCTTGCCATTCTGGCGAGGCACAAACACGCCACACACACCAGAAGCCAAACAGCCACCAGCCCCCACAGCAAGCCAATCATCCAACACCTGCTGCTGCCACGGATCAGGCGTCAACCCATACGCACGACCCAACTCCCCAGCATCACCGCCAGCAGACACCGAATACGCCGCAGCCACCCGATGACGAGGAACCTGAGACCCAACAACACCAGACACCTACTCAGGCCCCCTTGCGCTTCCTATACCGGTCAATCATCGCCACCGCAGAACCCCCACCACGGCCACCAGACGCCACATCAACCGAATACCGATCCAACATACCCATAAAAGCCTTCACATGAGCACGAAGCGAAGCCACCAAATCCGCGCGACCCTCACGCCACACCACATCATGAATCACCGCAGCATCCATGAGAAACAGCCACTCCTCATCAGACACATACTGCGCGCGGCTATCCTCACCCCACACACGCCACCAACGACGCGTCTCCCCACACCAATCACGAGACCCGGGAAGCTCAGGCTGCACAACACTCACCACCAACACAAAAAGTCGACAAACAGACAAATCCACAAAAGGGAGGTATTTCACTAAGCCGTACGAGGTCTTGCACGCCTGTGCAGGGGGTGTCCCCGGTGGGGGTTGGCAGGTTTTTCACCATGGGATCAGGGTTTTTGTGGTTTGTTGTTGGAATTGGATGTTTGGTTCGCTGCGATTGCCTTTGCTTCTGTTGCATGTTCTGCAGATGATTTGCCCGTTGTCGAGGGTGTTGAGTCCTCCCCTGCTGACGGGTGTGATGTGGTCGGCTTCGGGGCTGGTTGGGAGATCATGGGTGTTCCAGGTGATGGTTGCTCCGCAGAGTGGGCATTCGGTTTGGCCTTGTTGTCGGGCTTGGGTGATGAGTCGTTGCCGCCAGCGTCGGTGGGCTGCGGTGGCTGTGCGGTTGGTGCGTGCCATGTTGTGTCTGTTCCTCGCCTAGCCTTGTATGGGTCTTATTTGCCTCTGTAACGGCCTGGGAACCGTTGGGGGTATGAATACTCTACCCTTGCCCTGCTAGTCGATTCTAGGGGCTGTTTTGTTTGTTTGAGGGGGTGTCTTGAATATTCTGGGGTGGTTGTTTTCTCCACTACCCCCTGGCATGTGAGAAAAATCACATCGCCCCCCAGCTGTGTCAAAAGAGAAGGACACGAAAGAAAAAAGGGGGTGGGTGTGTGTTCGCGTTTCAAGGCTTAGCGCTTGGCGCCTAGCGTTGAAGGACACGGGCTCAGCAGGAACACCCTTAAAGTTTTTAAAGTCTTCTACATATAATATACACTTTAAGTCTTACCTAGTGTTAAGGGTGTTGGCGTGACACGCCGTACGCCTTCAGCCGAACACGCCAAGCCTTAAAGGGGCACGGGTAGAGTAAGTGTGGGGAGTGTACAAACCGGGAGCGTACGACCGGTGGTACACGAGTCACACGGTGAAAGCTCATCAGCGTTGACGGTAAAGGTTCCTCTTCTCCCCTGATGAAGAAAAGAAGAGAAGAGAGAAAGTACCAAAGAGAGTAGAGAAGTAAAGAAGTTAACCCTTTAGCTCTTCTAAAACTTTTATAACTTATATTATATTATAACCTATAAGTCTTAAAGCTTATAGGTTATAATATTAAAGTTTAAGACTGATGGTTAACCTTAAGTACTTAAGGTTTTTAAAGTCTTATAGTTACTTTAAGTGTTTAAAGCTTATAAGTCTTTAAGTCTTAATAGTTATTTTAAGTTTTAAAGTCTTAAACACTGATGTAAAGTTTATATCCTTAAGTGCTAAGCCTTTAAGGTGTTATATTTACTTTAAGATTTTAAAGCTTTAATGTTTATTGATAACCTTAAGTGCTAAGCTTTTAAAGTTTTATATGTACTTTAAGTGTTTAAGACTTTAGGGCTGATGCCGAGCCCTTGAGGGGCTCGGTGCTAAGCTATCAGCACCTTAGCGCTAAGCCCTTAGGTCTTTAAGTGTTTGGTAGACTGATGGTAAGCGAGGATGGGAAGTGCGTCAGCACTTTCTGGCCTTGCGTCCAGCTGGCTACCTGTCCAGCCTATCACACTAGGTAGAGATACCCTCAACATCGGCGTTTGGCTCTATAGGCGGGTTTGAGGGGTGTAAACGGGTGTTTTTGGTGGTAAAGGTCCAAAAATTAAACCTAAACTTTTCCTTAAATTTTCTTAGAGTCTTGTAACCTTTGAGGGTGGTTAAGGCTGAAACCCCTAGTCAGAACGGGTTCACTCCCGGACAGCTGTCACACTGTACTCCTGTGTTCTTTCCGAACACGCTAGGCCCATCAGTGCTGATGGTGTTCCCTCAGGCTTTCGAGTACTCGTCGCTAAGGCTCCTCGTACTCTCAAGCCTTCCCTGATGGCGTGTACCCCTTTCAGGGCTGTGCCTGATGGGCTGAGCCTGCTCGGGCTGATGCCGAGCCCTTGAGGGGCTCGGTGCTAAGTCCATCAGTGCTAAGACCTTAAGGTGTGAAGGCTGATGCTCCCCCCTCTTCTTTTTACCGTGTCCTTCTTCCCTCTTAGCATCCCACACTGTCCACATAGTGCAGGCTTAGCTAAGCAAGATGGGGGCTGATGATCTGCGTCTGGATAGCGGATCGCGTATCAAGCTCCTGTAGGCGTCTATAATCGATCAGAATATGCTGGGGGTATAAATACCTAGCCCCCACCCTGCAAGGCGCTCCTAGGCGTACCCCTGAAGCTTTAAACGGCATTTCTGGGCTACACCCTCCACGCCAGATGGGCAGAGTAGCCTTGAGGGTGCACACTAAGCCAGGAGGATGTGATGCATCTCACACACCTAGATGATAGATCTTATGTCTCAGCTCGGCACCTTGACTCGCTAGATCATCTGCCACACCCGCTATCACCCAGACATACCCCTGAGACGCCCTAGAAGGGCCCTAGAATCGAACAGCAGGGCCAACCCTATATAATCCTACCCCGGACATATATCAGGCGCTGAGAGAGGCCATAATGGCTTAAGTGACATCTGTCACACCAGACACTCCAGCATGAAACGCTCAATCCGAATGAGCGTAGCCTTGACATGGGGTCGCAGCCCGCACACTCTAGAAACCGCGACAATCCCTACACCACCGAAAGGAGCACACCCATGGATGGCACACTCATCACACCATCCTTCACCAGCCTCTACGGGCAGACAGAAATCGACCCCCTCAGCCTCCACAGCCTCACCGGAGACCATTCAGACGACATGGATCTGGCTATGGTGCGCCGCATGTACCACGCTAAAGTACAAGAAGCCATACGACTCATCCGACCCATGTGGACTGTCACCCTCGACGGTGCAGTGTATGGGCCACCCGGCTGGCAGCCACTCACCCCGGACGAGGCAGAAGACCTCCACGACATGATCGACACGATCGACGTGGACGCCATCATTGCCGAAGCTACACGATAAAAACCATCAACCCACCACACGAGAAAAGGAACCCGTCATGCAGAAGATCGCCAACCACTTCACCCAGCTCTACACCCACACCCCGGACTGCCCTGAGCCTTTCGACCTGACACGCCTCGAAAACCTCTCCTGCGACCACCTCGATTTCGAGAGCCTCGCCGAAACCTACCGGCAGCATGTAGAGACTGAACTTCACAAGCTACGCCCCAACACATTCATCGCATCCGATGGCACCGTGTTCAGCCATGACGAGTGGAAGCCGCTCACTGGTGGTGAAGCCACGCAACTCTACTGGAATGTGACCCGCATCAATGTGGGCCACCTGCTAACCCTGTGTGCCCGATAAAACCCCAAGCCACAACAGCATCGCTCACAACACTTGAGCGACACCTTGACAGTGGGTCCAGCCGCTGAAAGTATTGATCATGTCAGCAACGAACAACACCCCGGAAAGGGGAACACAAAGCCATGAACAAGAAAACAGGCTACACCATCGCCGGCGCCACTCTCGCCATCATCGCCGCAGCCTCCTTCATGCCAGCCCCAGACGACAATCCGCCACTCGCCTCACAGCCAGCTCCACAAGCCACCACAGCCAACACCGCCTGGACACCTGAAACCGTCCAACAGCGCAAAGCCGAAAAGAAAGCCCGCCAGGCTGCCGCAGAACAGTCACTGTGGACCGAGCAGGCCAAAGCCCACCGGCAAGCCCAAGCAAGGGGGGAAGAAACCAGCAAGGGGCTGACCATGATCACCGCGGCACACACCTGCAACCGCAAAGCCGAACAACAGGCCGCAGCACAGGGTGTCAACTGGAACGGCAACCCCGACATCGACCTCCAACTCCACAAAATTATTGGCAAAGACACGTTCAGCATCGTCTACGGCGCTACCGTCCGCCAGCCGGGAGCATCCAAACTCCCCGTCACCGTCCACTGCCTCGTCACCGGAACAGAAGACCACCCCAACGTCACCGACCTCAACATCAACCCGCAACAGTAACCCCGTCAAGGACCGCTATGCCTCTCCTCTCCCACTACGCTGTCACCACCGGACTCGCCGACACGGCACACATCATTCACCACACCGGCGGTACACTACGCACAGCCACCGACATCGCCTCCCGCATCAACACCCTCAACCCACACATTAACCTCGACCACCAAATCAAACAGCTACAAACCATCGAAGCCGACCTGTACAACATTTACAAAACCATCAACACCATTCTTCAGGAGCAAGCATGAACACACCCAACAACAACATTGAGCTACACAGCTACGAAACGTTCTTCACCAGCCTCGCCTGGATCCAAGGCGGCATCATCACATGGATGTACGCCACCGGCACCAGCCACAAAGCCGCCCTCGCCATCATCGCCGCATGCGCCCTCACCACCCTCCTAGGCGCCTCCACACTCACCACCAATCCCCGCGACACCAAATGATCACAACACCCATCCTCATCGCAGAAACCCTCGCCATCATCATCCTCGCCGTAGCACTCGCCCACAACCCCAACCAGTAACCCACACTCAAGGAGCACACACACCATGGATGAGCCCACCCGCATGTACACCGACCCTGATACTGGCGCCAAGAAAGAACTCAAACTTTGCAGGCTATCCCTCATCGACCCCGCAGCCTTACACGCCCTAGGCTCCGTGGCAGGCTACGGCGCCACCAAATACGGCGACAACAACTGGACCGGCGGCTATCCGTGGAGCCACAGCGTTGACGCCCTCTACAGGCACCTGCTATCATGGCAGCAAGGAAACAACCTCGATTATGAATCCGGGCTACCCCACCTGGCACATGCTGCCTGGCACTGCCTCGCACTCCTCGCATACCAGCAACACAATGCCGGGGTAGACACCCGCAACCCATGGAACACCCACAAAGGCGACCAGTAATGCCTCTAGCACAATACCCGAAAACCATCCACCATCCAGGCCACATCTCCTACTCATCACTGTCACAGTGGGCCGAATGCGGTGAAAAATGGCGCCTATCCCACGGCTACCACACCCAACACCACACCTGGTACGCCACCATCGCCGGAAGCGCCATACACCACATCACCGAACAATACGACCTACACCTGTACAATCCCGCCGAATACCCTGAACTGCCAGACAAACTCTCATCCTTCAAAAACATTTTCGACACCCAAGTCGCCCTCGCCGAATCCGAAGGCACAAACATCAAACCCTCCGGCCGAGTGTGCAAAAACATGTGCGAGTCGGGCGGGCCACACAAGAAAGACTACAATTGGTGGATGATGTACGGCCCCACCTTCGTGGACCGGTGGAAAACATGGAGGCGCAACCACCCAGAATACATCACCGCTGTTATTGACGGCCAGCCAGGCATCGAATACCCTGTAGAAACCACCCTCCAAGACGGCACAAAAATAGTCGGATATATTGACCGGGTATTCACAGATACAAATACGGGTGAAACCTTCATTTTGGACCTCAAAACCGGACGCCTACCCGCCGACAGTATGCAGCTGCACACATACCGGTACATGCTCAACCAACACGGCATCCATGTGACGAAAGGCATGTTTTGGACGCCAGCCACCAGCCGCAACGACGACCAGTCCCCGACACGGGGCACAGCAACCGAACTCTACGACCTTGACAACAACACCTACCGGCATGTATCATCCATGTACAGTCAAGCAATGAAAGGAATCAGCCAAGGCATCTTCGTACCCCACGTCACAGCACTCTGCAAAGGATGCCCCGTCAAGGACGCCTGCTGGGCGGTAGACGGGAAAGACGCCTACAGATACCCGATAGAAACCACAGTACAGCCACCAGAAGCCGAAAACAAAGAAAAGGAAAACACGTGACCGACGAGCATATCACAGACAATGATCGATTCACGATCACACTCAAATATGGTGGAGACTATGCTGCCCCATGGATAGTCATCCGAGGAGACACCGCCGATCAGGCAAAACAGGCCATCATCGATCTGTTGGGAGGATTGAAAGATGAAACAGTCTCCAAAGACTGGGATTTAGCCACCCTGGTAGCAAGCGCATCCATCATCCTCCAAGACCGATACAACCAGGCAGCCAAAAACTATGTCAACAACATCGCATCCAAAGAAAACGATATCATCATCAACAAAATCAACAACGCAACAAGCAAAGCACAGCTAGCAGACCTTCTGAAACAGTACAAGAAGATCATTACCAGTAACAGTGACGTGTCAGAGGCTTTCCGCAGCAAACGAAACAGCCTCACCCGATAAACCAATATAAGACAACAAAAACAGACACAACAGTAAAAGGAAAATCAAGTTATGGGACTCGCAAACTACCGCAACAACAACAGCAACAGCACCTTCTTCAACCCTTCCCGAAACCAGGATGCCACCGCCATCGCCTTCAAAATCCGCGACGTTCAGCACAACACCGAAGGCTACGGCGGACAAACCGCCGACCGCATCTATGCTGATGTGACCATCTTCCACACCCTAGATGATCTCAACAATGGCACCCCAGAAACAATCCCCAACGCTATTATTGAGAAAGCCCGCGGCAACAATGACCGCCCACACTCCATGATCCGCGATCTAGAGGCGTACCTTGGCGAGGAGCAGGCCTTCAAACTAGCCACCGTACGCACCAAAAACGGGTTCAACGCGGTCGTGCTCAAACCATTAGACGACGCCATCTACGATAAGGTTGCCGAATATGTAGACAAGCGCGATAACGGTCAGCTAGACGACACCACAGCCTCAACTGATGCTGATATCGACATCGACTCCATCTGACCGCCAATACACATCCAACCGATAGATAGATAAGGTCCCGATGCTCTCTCTCCAAAGATCCTTCGAGAGAGCCTCCCAAACCGCAGCCGAACTGCCCCGCATACCCCAGCTAGAACCCCTCTACCGCAACCTGGACATGCACATCCACAAAGGGGATCTCGTCATGATCGCGGGGCGGTCCGGCAGCCAAAAATCCGGGCTAGCCATGTTCATCACCGCCATGCTCAACCAGCCCGCCCTCTACATATCAGGGGACATGACACCCTGGGAGGCCTCCACACGAATCATCTCACTCAACACACAACACACCACCGCCCAGATACAACAAAACATCGACGACTACGGGCCAGAATACTATCGAGACAGCATCCACCACGGCCAACACATCACATTCTCATTCCAGTCACCCATCACATGGACAGACATCACCATGGAGCTACAAGCCTACATGGAAATGTGGAACACCTTCCCGCCCATCATTGTTATCGACAACCTGATGGACATTCAAGACTGCGAATCCGACTACCAAGCCCAGCAAGAAGCCATGCAATGGATCACAGCGTTAGGTAGAGATACTGGCTCCACCATTATTGTCACCCACCACGCAACCGACAAAACCGGCTCCGACATCGAACACCCGCCGGCACGCAGGGAAATTAAAAACGGCCTCTCCGAAAAACCACAACTCATCCTCGGAGTCTCATTGTATGGTGGCGAGGATAACGGCAACGGGCTCACGATACCGGCAGAGGCGCGCATCGCCGTACTTAAACAGCGCACCGGCAAATCCAGCCCCGACGGCACCCGATACGAACGGCTCCGAGCCTACCCCGAATACACATTCTTCGGGCCACTTGCCGAAAAACAGCCATGGAACATGACACAAGAACATAAAGGACTATGATGGCTTCACAACAGTCACGCAACCGCAGGGCAGGCGCAGAATGGGAAACACGACTATTACACCAGCTACGCGACACCGGACACAATATTGAGCGCCTCCACCTCAACGGTAAAGAGGATGAAGGCGACCTCATCCTCAAAACCGGCAACAAAACCTATGTGATAGAAGCGAAAGCGGGCCAGCCCCATCTCGCCGAATTCGTGAGACAAGCCAGCCGGGAGGCACGCAACTACGAAACACACCGAAACCGCGAAAACCAGTCCACTATCGGACTCGTCATCATGAAACAGCGCAACAAACCCTGGAGTGAAGCCTATGTGGTATCAACCCTCAACGAGCTCCTCCCACACCTCTGACACCTGCCGCCTCCTCGACACCTACCAGATACGGTACAATCCGTCCAAGAACGAGCAACACATACTCTGCCCGTTCCACGACGACCACCAGCCCTCCATGAGCATCAACCTCGACAAGGGCGTCTGGTACTGCCACACATGCGGTGTCGGAGGCGGACTCGCCAAACTACAACAACAATTAGAGAAAGAAAACCCGAATGTACGACAGCATACGCCCATACAACATTGCGGAACGCCGCCGAATCCAGAAAGCCTCGGCCCTCTACGAAACCCACCTCGAAAACATTCTCGACCTGCTCTCGGCAAGAGGCATCAGCGAAGAAACAGCCCGCTACCACCACCTTGGATACATCGACAATGACCCCATACCAGGCCACGAAAACTACAACCAGTGCATCACCATCCCATACATGTACCCCGTTTGGGGCGGCCCAGCCGAGATACGAAAAATGCGTTTCCGCTGCTCACTCCAGCACGACTGCAAAACCCACAACCACCCCAAATATTTGACCCCGGCAGGAGACACAGGCTCCATCTACAACATGGCCGCCATGGCCAACCCGGCAGCCGAAATGCATATTTGCGAAGGCGAATTCGACTCCATGATCCTCGAACAATGCGGATGGCCGGCCGTAGCCCTACCCGGCGCAACCTCGTGGCAAAACTTTTGGACCAAATTCTTTGAAGGCTACGACCACATCTACATCTGGTCCGACCCCGACCCGGCAGGCCACCAGATGGCAAAAACACTCGCCCAAGCACTACCGCAAGCCACCCATGTGCCCCTCACAGTTGGGGATGTCACAGACACCTACCTGCAGGCCGGCAAAACAGGGTTGACACAAGCACTAGACACTGTGCTACAGTAAAACCACACAAGCAACCACAACAAAGAAAGGCATATAAAACATCATGGATCCCCTCGACACGTGCCCCATCCCCAGCCGCCGCGACACGAGTAAGGCCGCTAGGAGGCGTATCCGCCTCGCCATCTGTGCAGAAAAATGGGCAGACGGTGAAGACCCACTGCATATCATGCACACCTGGGGCACCACCTATGATGGGATGCGATCCATGATCCGCGCCAACCCCGACATTAAATTACCCGACGACATGGCCAAACGTTTGCACAAAGTATGCCGGGAAGCCTACCCTAAAAACCAGCCCAACAGGCACCGAAGCGGATGGGGCCAGTACGAGAAGGAATACTACACCGAAGAAATACTCTTCCTGAACTCGTTTAATGTGCCAGCCATGGACATGCTCCGCAGACTCGACGTCTCCTGGAAAATATGGAAACACATCATCACCGAAAACCATCTCACACGGCTCCAAAACGAAACCTACAATGCGTGCCGCTGGCACTATCTGAAACAGCAGCACCCCGACTGGACCGACCAGGACATCACACAGGCACAACATGCTGGAGACGGCTCCTTCAACCAGTTCCTGCAAGACGAGCCGGTACTATCGTGAGCATCACCTTCAAACCCACCACCAAAAATCGGCAAGCCATCCGCGACATCATCGCCCAAGAAACACTAAACAGCGACACAGATGTTACAGACGACACACTCAACAACATTATCGAATATTGCTGGAACACCTTCACAGAAAACAACCGTTACGCCGTCGCGGCACAATACTGGCGAGGCCAAAACCCGCCCGACCAGCAGCACCAGCGCATACTAGTCGGCTACTACAAAACCATAAAACAGGCAGAAAACGCCGCCAAACAATTCCACTGGAACACACGGCTACAACAACAATGGAAAACATGGATACTCCCCGTACACAACGGCACCGTATCCGAACACTTCACCAACCAGAAAACACTCTTCGACACACAAACCAGCAACCAGGATGACAGTGTACTGCCCGAGCACTTGCGTGACGTCATGTGCGGCAAAACACTCAACCACACAGACGGCACCATCACATGGTGCACCCGCAAACCAGGACACGACGGCGACTGCCGCACCGGATGGCAGCCCACCACACAACCCCTAGGATATCATGGCAACAAAAACTGAAACCCTTATTCAACGCTACGGCCGCAAAGCCGCAGACGTGCTCGCCGACAAAACCATCCCCGCCTCGTGGCTAGCAAAACAGCTCACCCAAGCCGGATACCCCATCTCCGCCACCGTTATAAAAGACTATCGCCGCACACAAGCCAACGCCACCCCGCAAAAGAAAGAGGATATCCGATGATAGACAATATTGACCGGCTCCTCACACAGCTAGCCAACCACGACAACGCCATCGACACCATCGACGACAATCTAGCCAACGGAACCGTGCGCCGCACACGCATCTCCGAATGGACCTTACCGAACGGAGAAACAGGCCGATCCGTACAAAAAATCATCGACCACCAACCCGCAACAAACCCCTACCCTATAGACGAACTCGTCGATAAACTAGCCGAATGGCAGCCACCAAAACCCGAACAGGACACCCGCACCGACTACAGCACTGCGGCCTTCGTCATCGGGGCAGGCGACTTCCAAATCGGCAAAGGCATCCCCGGCGGAGAAACCAGCCGATTCGCAGACGACTATTTGCGCTCCCTCACCGCTGCAAAACACTACTGGCAACAGGCAGGCAAACCTGAACGAGTCCACATCGCATTCCTCGGCGACATGATCGAAGGATACGTGTCACAAGGAGGCAACAACGCCTGGCGCACACAAACACCCTTGACGGAACAAATCAGGCTCACCCGCATGGCCATGATGCAACTCGTCCACATGTTCGACCACTGCGCCAACGTCACCGTAACCTCCATCCCCGGCAACCACGGTGAAGCAGTACGCTTCGGCAAAGGAGTCACCACCTACGATGACTCCTTCGACGTGGACTGCTGCCGCGCCATCGCAGAAGCCTACCAGCTCACCAACCACTACCCCAACATCCACTTCCACTTCCCTGAGCGGGACGAAATGACCACCACCGTCAACGTAGCCGGCGCCACCATCCTGCACGCCCACGGACACCAATGGCGCAACAACCAACACTACGAATGGTGGCGCGGCCAAGAATTCCACAACGGCACCACATCCCATATACTCATGGCAGGGCACCGGCACCACCTAGAAATCTCCGAGCAAGGACAACGCACCTTCATCCAATGCCCATCCATGGAAGGAGAATCCGTCTGGTACCGGCACAAGACGGGCACCACCGGCCACCCCGGACTAGTGTGCTACACTATAAACAACAAAACACCAAACAACTATCAGATAGCGAGATGAAATAGTGCCATGAGCAGACGACCAACAAAAGCAGACCTGGCCACCACCGCATCGTGGGGATGGGCCACAAACCATCATCTTCGCACACTCAACCGGGCATGCACCAAAACAGCCGGACACTACCCCGCAATCAGTGCAGACGACCTGTACCAAGACTCCCTACTATATATTGCGGTGCGAGAACAATACCACAACCTAGACAACAAACACTATACCAAAATGTGCTACAGAGTAGCCAAACGGCTAGCCAACAAAACCATACAACACCTAGACCAGCCGAAACCTTTATCCGATATTATTCATCTAGCCGACAACCAAACCAGCATCTAAAGGACAACCCTCATGGTTACTACCATCCTCGACGACGGAACCCAAACCACCAGGCTACAAACCGTAGGCACCACCACCACAGCAATCATCACCAACACCGAAACACCCGAAACAATCACCGCCAAATACACCATCGCAAAAGACGGCACAGCCACCTACAGCATCAGCGGAAACACCTACCTCGGCGACCACCAACACATCATCAAACTCATGTACGACTACTGCCACTGTGTGGGACGATTCGACACCACCAACACCAGCAACCCAGACAACCTCGACAACCTCGACAACCTGTTCAAGGGGTGACCAGTGAACCAAACCTACACCACAGCCGACATCATCCAAGCCGCCCAATGGATCTGGAACGGCGGCCCATGGAAACCGAGTGTCGAACCGGGCATGCCACCCCCACCAACCGCGCCACAACACCACGGCAACAACCTTGTAGCCATGATCGATCTACAACTGGCCATCGACGACTACACCCTCACATGTGAACCATCCAAACAGCGGAAACGGCTAGCACGGCTTGCCGCATTCAGGGAAGTCTACGGGTATGATCAAACCTATTCGGTGGCAGCCCAACGATTGGGTGTGACACGGCAGACGGTGAAACAGTGGGCCGACCAGTGCCTGATCACACTCACCCAGTACACCAACACCACCAGCTACACCGGGGAAGAAGAATAGAAACGATGCCCAGTAACAGACACCGAACAGTCACAGCCCTCAAAACCGCGGCCCGCCGCATCATACAGCAGCAGCCACGAAACATGACAGAACTCGCAAACATCACCTGCAGCATCAGCAGCGAATATCTGGTTCCCATCAACCTCGACAACATCAGCCTCAACGCCAACGGTGTCAGCCTAGACGACATCGATGTGGACGCAGACACCAGGGATGCATGCCAAGAAATCCTGTGGGACTGCAACCTTGCAGAACATCCGGACAACCGGCAACCGGAGGCTAGCCAGGCCGCCCTAGACGAGCTGGAATGCATCACCAACCAGGCCCTAACACTACAAATCATGGCAGACAACATTCTGGAAGCCATCTACAATCACCGCGACAACTATCCAAGCATAGCAAAACAAAACATTGTCGACCAGGCTGAAGACACCCTCGCCGAGTGTGCACTCCTACAACAGACACTCGAAGACACCCTAGACGACAACCTGTAAAACCCCTGTAGACACAAAAATAGTGCCCCAGCAGCAACCACCACACGATCGTGGCAGCACCGCTGGGGCACACACATATATTCACTTATGCAACAGTAGACTCTACCGTGCCAACTTCCGACTCAGCAGCACGCCTCGGCACATAGCCTCCAGCATCGGCATCGTCGATAGGCTCTATCATGCCAGGATCCGTTTCGTCAACCATGTGCGGCTCAACCATGCCCCCATCATCGGGTGGAACAAGCCCAGCATCCACAACAGGCGTCGTTTTCGGTTTACCGGCAACAAACGACGGGTTACCAAACGAGGTAGCAATCGACAGCACCGCAGCAACCCCGGCCGTAATCAGGGCAGACTCCCACGGCAAACCGCGAAACGACTCCGCAGTATAAGTCACACCCGCAGTCACCCCAAGCACAGCAACAAACGTTTGAATAAAAGTTTTCAGGGCACGCTCAAACAAACCCAACCAAAACTGTTTACCCACAACACATCACTTCTTTAAATCATTGACAGTAGACTCCAGCCTGTCAATACGGCTACGACACTCCAACACGTAATACCAGATGCTCCACAGGGCATCCTTGGTGCGCCACAGCTTCCCGGTTACCGGATTCTTCACCCATGACAGGGCGTCGACACGTTTACCCAAATCACCATTCTGTAGTTGAACCACACCAACATCATGGTGCAGCTTATTCACCGAACCAGTAAGCTGGGCAGACAATTGTTTAATCTGATCATGTAAAGCTTTCACATCAGCCACAGTTAACTCCTCACTACCACTACCGCCGTTGACGACGGCCATAAACCTGTCCCACGGAAACCACGGCCCAGGATCGTCATGATCCGACTGGTGCCACGCATCCGTCACATCCACGTGGCCGCAAACACCACGCCTGCCAGCCTTCAAATCGGCAGCCGACAGTTTTCTTTTCGGAACATTATATTTGTCACACAACTGCCGGCACAGGACAGCGGCCCTCTCTACCGCGGGCCACACCCTAGGATCCAGCCACTGCTCCCGCGTATAGGCATGCCCTGGCACACGGAATGAGGCGTGCGAACCCCCATCCGCGCAAATCTCTATACCCAAACTATGCGGATTCGGCGGGGCATGCCACCCTATAGTAGACTCAGACAGGCACTGCACCGTCTCCCCAATATCGCAAACATAATGCGCCGAACCACCAGACGATGGGGAAGCGAAATAGTTTGCCGTGGACACAGCCCGTCCTTTACGCGAGGCGGACGGAAACCCCACATCCGGGCACGTCGCATGAATCACAACCCTATTCACCGGACTATTCGAACCGGCCGAGTGATGCGCCGCAGGAATGTATCTCACCACACACCACCACCAAACACTACCATCACAGCCACTCCTTTCTATTTGTGGGATGATATAGTCACTATAGGCGACGGTTTCACACCCTGGCAGGCCACCGAACCCGATATCGTAGAAACCACACCGTCACTATATTTCACAACCAGGCTGCCCCCGGAACAGTACACGGACACAACAGAACGGCCATCCTTACCATCTTTACCATCGGATCCGTTCGCACCGGCGGGGCCGCGCTCACCCCGTTCACCCTGTGCACCTTGCGGGCCGGCAGGACCTGAAGTACCCACATCACCGCGCTCACCGGCCGAACCATCCCGACCATCAGCGCCGTCAACTCCATTCACACCATCAGCACCTGCAAGGCCCGGAACACCATCACGCCCATCCGAACCGTTAGCACCAGGCAAACCATCAGGACCTTTCACACCATCAAAACCGGGAGAACCCTGCGGACCAACAGGGCCAACCAGCCCAGCCGAACCATTAACACCATCCTTGCCATCAGCACCTGCAGGCCCTTGCGGGCCGCGCTCACCGGCAGGACCCGGCACACCCTGCACACTCCGCTCAGTACGCGCAGCATCCACACACAAACCAGACCTGTGCAGCCGCGCAGACTCCACACCACCCTGGGCACACACCCGCTTCACACGGCTGGCCAACCCTTTAGCGGCTGTACCATTCGACTGGGCCCTCGCCTGCTCCGAATCCCTCTCAGAGGATACAGCCCCGAAACGTAAAGCACCCGCAGCAACCACCGCCAGTAGTACAAGCGACAAAAACAGCAACACCAGTGAAGCCTTCTCAAAATTGCGGCGCTGCCGCTTCTCCTCCTCCAACTCCCTCAACCCTACTCACCTCCACCATCAACAGTATCTTTCAAAAACTCGGGCACATCAGGGAGATGCATAGGCTCCACATCATCAGGAAGCCCGGCGTTAAACCTTCGCACCTCACGCCGCACACCCCACGTATACTCTTCCATCGCATCCACCTGCGCCGACAGCCGCCGCAAACGCCTCCGAGATTTAGACGTGACAGCCTGAACAGAACCCAAAACCGTGGCCAACGCGGTACAAATAGAGGCCACCAGTGCAGGAGTAAACCACGACACCACAGCCCCCCAACATCACACCATCCGCCACAACAACAGCCCGGTCACACGCCGACAGCAATCCAATTCGCAACCGCAGGAACACCAGAAGGCTTAGAACTATCATTCGTAATAAACGCCAAACTAAAATTTTGGGCAGTCACATTGTAGGCTTTCACATCGATCTGCTGCGTGCCCCCAGCCGCCGTAGCCATAGACGCCACCACAACAGGCGCACTACTAAACGGCCGCTCAAACGGGATCGTGTAAGCATACACAGCAGAACCACCAAACATGATCGACTTAGAACCCGTTTCGATACGCGGGGACAACAGCATCCACTCGCCGGCATGGTTAGCCCACACAGCCCCCGAAGGCACCATCACACGGTCACCCTCCATTGGGGTAGGATCACACGCAGCAGACTCGCCAAACGCAACCCTAGCCGCTATAGCACGCCTATCCAGCTGCTGCTGCAACCCGTTAGACGACACCACCAAAGTAGCCAGTAGCTGCTGATGAAACACGCCAGGCTCTGCACGCAACACATCCCGGGCACGCTCCGCACGCCCCCCAGGAACAATCTCCAACTTCGCTGTGTTCTGCTCCCAATCCCGAGACAACACCACATAGTCGTATCGGGTCTCCCCCGGGCCCGGAAGCTGGCCGGTCACCGTCTCAACACTATTCGAGGTGCACATCACCCCGTGAGCCCAAGCCTGCCCCGGCAGGACCTCACACAACACGGTGGCACCCTGAACAGTAGTGCCGACACGAAAATCGTCCGGCCCTTTCACAGACGGCATATTACCCATCAGACCAGACATTTGAGCCCAATCATACTCGGTCAACACACCATCAAACCCTTTACACACAATACCCACAACAAACCCCTAATCTTTTCTAGAATTTTTGCAAATCCCGCACACCCGCAGCCAAACCAGCCACACGCCGTGCTAGCAAAGCCGACGGATTATCCTCATAATCCCCCGCAACAGGTGTCACCTTCGTCCACCCGTCACCAGGCGATACACACTCCACATCAATCTGCCGAACAATCTCCGCGATAGGCCCCGAGCCCACATCCACATAGATCAAATCCCCTGGCATCAGATTGCCGGGCCCAAACCGCAACACATCCGACTCCGCCAACTCGATCTTAAACCCCGACGTGGCCCCTAACTCGGACAGCGCCTGCTCAGCCTCATCGATGAGATGCACATGCTCAGAATCCGTGTTACGGGCATCCTTAAACACCTCGACACGATCAAACCAGTCATCCTCGGCCATCGAATCAACATCCTCGCAAAACAGCCGATCTTTGCCCTCGCCGCGGCCACCAACCACCACAGACGTAGCCTTAGGGGCGTCACGCACATACTCCCACGACACAATCGAACCAGACTCGGCAGTCAACACATGCTTCCGTGTCACAGCAGGCACACAATCAAACAGCAAACCCCGCTGATCAAACTTCGCATTCTCAAACTGGTTCACCGTGACAGTCATCCGAGCCCACGACAACACCGGCAACAACTTGTCCGCAAACACGTGAAACCGCACCTGAAAATCCTTAATATAGCGGCCACGACTCTCATCATCGTTCATAAACAAACCAGGCGGAAAACGCCAAGCATTATCCCCCAACACCTGCTTAGCAACCGACTCCGCCGCACCAGAATAGTGGGCATAATCCCTGTCGGCACGCCACTCCATACCAACCATACCAGGACGATAATTCACAGGCCACATCAACATACGCCACAACAGGCGAATATCATCCTCACACGTGATCGTGACACGCGAAGAACGCCACGGACCCACACCATGAACCTTACGCACAGGCCCAGAAAAAATCTGGCCACCACCATAATCAACAACCAGCCGTGCACCCGGCCTAGTCAACCCGTCAAGCCTAGAATGATCACCAGACACCACCAACTCCAGCGTCGACAAACCATTCCACTTCAACGACAACTTCAACGACTCAAAAAAATTGATAGGCGCCACACGACGATAATCAGGCGTAAACAATGTTACATGCGGAACAAGACCAGCCATCAACTATTCACCAAGCCCTCAAAAACCTGTACTGCACCGACACAACAATGGCACCCAAACCAACCATCTCAATATTCACACTCTTAGAACCGCCAGGCGGAATCGGGGCAAACTCCCACTCTGTCAAACGATCCATCACATCCTCAAACCCGTTCAACAATGCAGACTGTTTACGAGGATCCGTGTCAATAGTGATCCACTCATACTCCTCGACAGGCCAATCCGAAGACACACGCAAACCATCAATCTGCACAGACCACGACTCCAAAGGCCCCTCAACACGAATCACAGGCCACGCAGGCACATCACCCTTATTAGACAGGTTATCCCAACCCGAACCAACACCAGGCGTCAACACCACAGGAAACGCCGTGCCATCCTTGCCGACAGGGCCGCCACCCAACCAATCCTGCAACTTCGCGTTACTAAAACGAAACTTTTGCTCATCCCCATACCAAAACGGGTCATAAGCTGTCAAATGCAACAGATAGCGCGCATAGCCCCTGTTCACCGGATCCACCGTAAACGTGTCATCCACCGAATCAAACCGACATTTCAACACACGCTCAACACCGGCAGGAGTCTTCACAGACAACTCCCCCTCCTCCCCGGGAGGAAAAGCAGACCACAACTCGTCATAGGCTTTCAAAAAACCGTCACGAAACCCGCCAGCCGGATCAGGGTCAACACCCGACACCAACACAGGCAGCGTCACCTCGCGAGGCTTCACATTAAACCCGCGCCACTCCGAGCCGTGCACCCCAACATGTGTTTGAGAAAAATGCTCAACCTCAGGGACACCCAAACCGCGCAACGAATCATTCAACAACATGACAGGAGACGCACCCGTATAATCCGTCAAATGAAGCACACGCTCCGGAGAATTACCAATCAACGGCAACATAGACCAAGTAACAGTCAAACCGGCACGATCAGACGGGTCAGGAATAAACATGAACCACACCCCCAATCACACGTAAGCCAACGCGTTCAAAGCGTCACGCTGCTGCCGCTCAATCCGCTTCGCAAACTCGTTCGGATCCCCATACGTGGGTCCATTCACATTCACCACAACACTCTTATCGCTCATACTCTGATACCTGCCATACGGGGTAAACGAGCCCACAGACGATCGCACACCAAACCGGGCATCAACAGCATCAGGCAGCCGACCAGCCACACCCGACATCGCATCCAACGCCAAACCAGCATTACCAGTAATACCCTCAGCCAAACCGGCAACAACCTGACGGCCAACCTGGTCACGAAACACCCTCGACGGGGAATGAATACCCAACACCGACTTCGCCGCATTAGCAACCTGAGAACCCATATTACGCACCGTATCCAGGAGGCCACTCATAGCATTCCGGATACCATTACCCAAACCAGACACCACATCACGGCCAGCAGACACCAACAAAGACCCCATATTGCCAAGCGCACGCCTAATATTACCGGGCAAATTCCGGAAAAACCCTAGCACACCATGCACGCCGCTAGACACCGCAGACCCCATAGCATGCATAGCACTAGAAGCCGCACTCCGGGCACCATTAAACCCGCGTACAGCACCATTCCGAACCCGAGAAGCCATCGAACTGAAAAACCCGCCAACAGCAGACGCCACCGAAGACACAACACTCCGGATAGCATTCATCGCAGAAGAAACAGCACCACGAGCCGCATTAAACCCCGACCGGACATGGGAAGCAACAGAAGAACCCAGCCGGGCAAAAAACCCCACAACAGCGTTCACGCCGCCAGAAATGATCGACTTGAAACCGTTAATAAACGCAGACGTAAACGCCCTAATACGATTCCAGCCAGCCTGAACCACCGAACCCATACGTGCCAAACCAGACACAACATGGGCCACAACCCACCCGATGACACGGGCAACAGCAGCAATCACACGGGCCACAGCCGACACGACAGCACCAACAATACGGGCCACAAACCCGATCACAGCAGCCACCATCGGAGCCACCACCGCAAGAATACGGGCCACCACCTGTATCACAACCGCAACAACCTGAACCACCACACGCATGACCGCCATAATCACAGGCATCAACGACCGTATAAGACCGATGATAGGTGGCAGCACAGACATGACAGCACCCAAAATCTGCTGAATCACAGGCATCAACACCGGCACCAGCTGCGACACAACCGCAACAACCTGCCGTATCACAGCCACAACAGCCTGAATAACCGGCATCAACGCCGGCAACAACATGGCAGCAACCTGCGTCACCGCACCAATAATCTGGGTGATCACAGGCACCAGCCGGGCAACCAGCATACCAATCACAGGCATCAACTGGGCAGCCAAACCGGCAACCATACCAATAATCTGGCCGAACACTGGCGCCAACCGTGCCACCAGCCCGGCAACCAAACCAAACAGCGGCTGCACAGCGGCCATAATCTGGCCCAAAG